GTCAATATCGTTGGCCCACTCGACAGCGTTTAAGGTCTTTGCCTTTAACTTCTGATAAATTGGGCTTGCTCTAAGACTGTTAAAGTTTTTGGCGTCTGTTTGTTTGAAGAAGTTGTATCCAGCTTGCTCAACATTTCGAAAAATGTTTCCAAGAAACGATGGTGTTGCGGCAGTGCCAGGAATCAGTGCATTTGCTTGGTTTTGAACATAGCTCAATCCATTGTCGATTGAAGGCTTCAACTGCGCCGAAAGAGTTCCGATTGCGTCTTCGTAAGGCTTTGAGACAGCCCCAAGTCGCCTCCTTAAAATATCGACAGCACTCTTTGCCAACTCGTCGGTCGTGATTCCCGTGTTCTTTCCACCAAGCTCGGTGGCATTCAGCACGATCAGCCTCTTAAGGCTTTCCATGTGTTGAGGCGTCACCTCTGCCCCAACTGGAGCGTTCTTGATTGCTTCGACAAGCCCCGGCTCGCCAATCGCCTCAGCAACACCAACGGGAACTCTTACGCCAGTAGAAGACTCGATGGTGTCTCGAATCTGCGAAGTCTCCAGCGAACCGACTCTCGGCGAATATCTTGGACGGAAGAATGTCGCCTTTGCTCGACCAAATCCTCCTCCGGTAAGAAGTTCTTTTGCAGCGATTGCAGGCTTAACAAGCTGCCTAGCACCAGCAGCAACAAGTGGAACACCAACTTCGCTAATAAGTGGGCCAAGTGCTGTTCCGGCAAGAATGTTTTCGCCAAGTGTTTCAGCAGCTTTTCCGTATTCTCCGCGAGCAAGCTCAGGCAACGCTTCTACCGCACCTGTCGCAGCTCCACCAGTTCCACCTCCAAGTGCTTGAGCGCCTGAACGCTCAAGAAATTGACCAGTGCGAGCCAGCCGTGTAGCTCCTCCCGCTGCGGTCATTCCAGCGGCAACCTCTGGAACCGCTGCGGCAAGAAGTTCAGGGGCAACTATTCCAGCTCCAGTAGCGGCCTGAAATCTTGCTGCCTGACGAAACTTTTGACCTTCGGGGGTTTCAGCTCCAGCAATAGGTGCGCGAAGAACTTCACCTCCAGACAAACCGCCGCCTCCGGTTCCTATTCCACGGAACACCTCTTTCAGGCCAGCCATGAACCCTCCTTCTTGCTGGCCTACATTGCTCGCATCCTGAACCGCCTGATTCAACTGAGCCGTCGATCCAACAACAGCAGCAGATTCAACTTGAGGAATAGAAGGTTGGTTTGGAACGGCATTGCTTGACGCCATTCGTCTAGCGACTTCCGCCTCAAGTCGTTGAAGCAAAGCAGCTTTTTCAGGTGATAATGGCATATTTTTATTGCTGTCCGTTTTCTGCTTTCAACTGCTGAATCAAACTCTGCATATCTTCAAGACTCATCGAGTCGGTCGATATCTCCGTAGATTGGAACGAAACACCGGGAGCGGAGTATGCGGCAGTAGTTCGCGTTCCAAACGGAGTGGTTGACCAACGCTCATAGAATGACGGAAGAGCCTTGTCGATGTTTCTCCCAATGGTTCCACGCGCACTCCGCTCAATTCGATTCCTGAATCGATCAAGTTTGATGAGCGAGTTTTTGTCGAAAGATCCGCCGATTTCCTGAGCGATTCGTTTGCCTTCACCTTCGGTGACGTTTAGACCGGAAGTGGTTCTTGCGGTGCGATTGACAACCCCCATGAAGTCAGCCAGCAATCCCAACGCTTCCTGCTTCATTGGATCTTTTTCCGTTTGAATCAACGACCGGATCTTAACTTCAGTGGTCGGAATCGCCCCGAGGAAGTCAGTGAACTTTTTGCCGGGATACTGTTTTTCAAACTCGGCGATACCGTCTTGAAGAGAGTCAATCGTTTCCATGACGGCAAACTCGTCCTCCAGCTTTGTGGCCGTCTTAGCTTCAAGCGGCTTGAGACGTCCACCTCCGCCAATAAATGTCTGCCTCAGTTCAGCTTCCTTGACTGGCGTAATCTCTTGTCCAGAAGCTGCTGCCTTGGCCTTAGCAGCTTCAATAAACAGATCAGTATTCTTGCCGACTGATCCGGTCTTTGATTTTTCGAAACTTTCGGCAGCAAGGATAGCTTGGGGTGCGATTTCTTGAGGAATCTGTCCAGAGTCGATCATGCTCTGAACGGTGTTTTTTCCAAGACGCCCCAAAGCTCCAAGTTTTGACGCTTTTCCGAGCTGCTCTTCTTCCGTGCGCTTTTTAGCAATTAACGCATCATCAATGACGTACTTTCCATCAGCGGTGCGCGTTAATGCACCATATTTTCGAGCATCCTCAATTCGTTTTGCCTCAAGCTGATCTGTGAATGCAGCAAGTTTGGCCTGCTTTTTAATCAGTTCAGCGCGAGCAGAATACGGCTCAAGGCCGTTGATGAGTCGAGTAGCCTCCTGATTGAACTGCTTTGATTTAAACCGAGGAAGCGCAGGCATTGCAGCACCCTCTGTCGTGCTGTTCAAAAAGTCTGAAACTTGCTGATTGAAGTTCTGAAAAGCGTCGTATTCCAGATTCTGCGCCTCCGACTCTGCCAGCGCATCGGCATACGCCTTCGACTGAATCTTATTCTGAAGATCGTACTGCCGTTGCTGCATGACCTGCTGGGCAGCGTTCATCTGCATCTGCTCCATCATCCGCTTCTGCGTCTGCGCGCGGTCGAACAGCGATGCGCCTAGCTGAAATGCTTGAAGAGATTGGTCGGCCATAAGATTAGCGTCCGTAGATTGAAGAGCCGTACTCTGGGAACAAGCTCGTTGAAGTCGGCCCTAGCTCGGAAGTGTTCGTGGCGGGAATCGCGTAAAGCTCAGGATCATTCATCGGATTGTACGAAGGCGACGGCCCACGTTGGCCAGCCATCAACCCCTGATACATCCCATACTGCGACAGCGCGCCACCAACAGTCCCTCCAAAGTTCGTGAACGCAGTCTGAGCCGCCTGCTGCATCGGAGAAGGAGCGGCAGCAACCTGAGCGGCAGTCAAGTCACGACCGTACATTCTGGCCTGCTGTTCCTGAATCGCCCCAATACGCTGCGCTGGCGTGATGAACATGCTGCTCACCGAGAACGGCTGAACCATACCGAACGCTCGCTGCTGCTGGATAAAGTTCTGAGCTTGAGCAAGACCTTGATTCTGAATCTGCATGCCGGTCAGGCCCAAATCGCGAGCGGTCAGCGCACGACCGAATCCAGATCCTGCTCCGAATCCACCAGACAAAGCGCGTCCAGCGGTTGAGCGCTGAACTTGAGCGGAAACCTCGGGCGAAATTTCACCGCGAAGAGAAGCGGCAATGTTCTGCCCAGCCTGAGAAACAAGCTGGTCATAACCAGGAATCGCACGACGAAGTTGAGCTTCAAGCTGAGACTGCTCAGCGGCGGTCGTTTTCTTTGCCAACTCGGTAGCCGACTCAAGCGACGCGATGTTTTGCTGAATCGCCTGCTGCTGTTCCTTGGCGAAATCAATCGGCTTAAGCTCGGGAACTTTCGGCTTCTTTCCGCCGAATAGTCCGCCGAACAAACTCCCAAGGCCGGAGATTGCTGCTCCGCCCAAAATTGCTGTTCCCGGATCGATCATAAATTATCCTTTTGGTTCAGAACCATTGCGAAAACCCTCCGCCGTTCAAACCGACGCCGACCATGCGTATCGTATGCACCGCATCACCCAGATACTGCATCGTCTGCTCCTGCACAGCTTGAACCGCTTTAGCTTCGTAGGCCACTGCTTCCTGAATCAAATCGTTCTCCTCCTTGCGAATCGCCATGACCATCAGCTTGATGGCATCAGGACACGGAGGAATAAGGTAGTCGTTAACGCTCGTCGCGTTGATATGGCGCATCTTCGCCATGACCGTCACCGGCTTATCCTCGTCGTTGTGGCAGCGGTCGGTCAGCAGACTCCGACGGTACTGCGGCAAAGTTTCATCAGGGTCGTAAACTGCCAGATCGAGTTCGGACAACGCAGTCGCATCATACTCATACAGTCGGCTTGCAGTGTTCGTCGCCTCGCGAATTACGCCGGTAAGCTGAGTAAATTTCTTGGTGGACTGAACGTACGGCAAAGCGAGCGTCAGTTTCTCTCCGTCAATCCATGCGCCGCCGGACTGCGTTCGAATCCACTGACCATTCTGATCGACTCCTTGCAGGGTGATGGTCTTGCCGACATCCGAAGCGTCACCAGGGTAGACTCGAATGTAGCTGTTAAGACCACCAGACATGTCGCGGTAAGAGACGACAGTGCCACGGTCAATAAGCTGCTTGCCGACGCAAGCGTCTCCTGAGTTGAGCAGTCCATAGCCGGTTTCCTGAAACTCGAACCATTGATTGCGAACCGTTCCGACTCCGCAGCAATCGGCGACAGCTTCGATGGTTTCGATCTGGCGCGGCCAAGTGATGCAACCGCCGACCGTATGAATCGTGAACCGCCCATACGCACCAGCCCACAGCCCCTTGTGCAGAAGCCTTCGACACGCTTGGTTGATGTAGTCGTAAACGCGCTGATCATCGACACATACGCCGATGACCCGAGCGATAGTCGAGCGGATGTCCTGAACGATCAGCTTCATTTGGTGTAGTAGACTCGGGCGGTTCGCTTGATGAAGTAAACACCGTAGAACGGCGGGAGATTATTATGCGCCGCATCACCGCCGGTAGATGTGGTGGCTACACTTGCGGTGGTTCCATACTGAACACCATTTGCTCCGCCATTGTTTGCATCCGCAGTCACAAGCGGGAAGAAGCTGTGAGTGTGGGAAGGCATCTCTGGTATGGTAAGGGTATGCTTGTCTTCGCCAGCAACAGCGGTTGAAGTGGTTGTTCCGCCAACCGTGACAACACCACTTGCCGCAAAAGTTCCGGCACCGACCGGGAAGCGAGCCTGAAAATTCGTATCAACCTCCCACATCGCTCCGGTGTAATTGGTAGGAGGGTTAGAAGTTCCATCGCCACCATCGTAGGAAAGCAAGTCGTTGGTGGTGCCAATGAAGATCCGACGCTCGGAACTGGTTATGGAAACCGGATGCTTTCGATTCCAATACCCACCGTTAAAGACCCACCAATTACCATCTTCATCCAGCCACGGATAAACCTGATTGTTCAGCGCAGGCGTTGAAGATCCAAAGTTGAAGAACGAGTTTCCAATCGAGCTGTTGAACGTCGCCTGAGTGCCGCTGATGATATCGTTGGCCAACGTCTGGTAATTCAGCGGACAATATCCAACCGGCAGACTCGGCGGAGTAAGAGTGATGAGCGTAAGGTTTGGCATAATTGTTAGGCTATTCTGACGTATAGGTCAGCGGGTTGATATCGCAGACATCAAGCGGTGTGCAGGCAGGGAAGACCGTCCGACACTCTCCAACACTCGACTCCTGAATGTCGTAGGCGTGAACCCGAAGACTCTTGATCCGGCAATACCCGATGATGTTCATCATAACCTGAACCTCGTAAAGATTCCGAGCGGGGGTGCTGATCGTCGCGTTGCACGGCGCATCCGATGGAGTCGGGAAACGCATCTTTGGCCGGTACTGCGGCTTGAAGTTCGTGAGCGGACAAAGATCAAAGCACTGCGTAACAGTCGCGCATTCGGCAAAGTCAATCCACTCGATCCAACCGGGATACTGGTCAGGCCGATAGGTGACGTTGAACGAGACATCGCCTTCCAACCTGTCGATGAACAAGTCGCCGGAATCGAGCCGCTTCAGACCAAACGGAACCTCGAAGTTGTAGGCGCGGGTCTGCACCTGCCACTCGATTTCCTTCTTGGGAATCTCGCTCAAGTTCATGTCGAACTTCTCGGACTTGGTGATTTCCCAAATCTGAATCGAGTCATCCGATCCGCGAGCGATTGCGAAGCAGTTGTCCCCGTAAGCGTTCTCGGTCTTGACGAGCTGCAAGATGTTCAGGCCGGTCCAGATGCCAGCCCATGCCGGAGGAGCCTTCTTCCGCATCGAGGTGACAAGCTCCATATCCAGAACAGATATGGCCTTATGAATCACACCCTCAGAATTGAATCGAGGCTGAGAAGTCATCAGCACCCGATTGTCGAAGACAACCGCTGAACTGGCCCACAAGAGACTCGACTGATCGTTCTCAACGATGGGCGTCATCTCCCCGCTGATAGGTGTGTTGCCCCAATCACTGAACGACCGGCGAGCGATGATGAACGAGCGGATGCCGTCGATAGCTCGGTAGAAGACATCGCCATTGACGGTAATGGCCGACCGTGCGCCCAACGCACCGCTGGTCAGCAAGCTGATAGCCTGAATCGGATAGTTCAGGTTCTTCCAGACATCGCGGTCTACAGGGGCTTGGACGCTGAAAACATATCGAGGCGTGAAGACAAGAAGCGGTCCTTGACCAAGCGACGTATCTGGGTCGCCGGGGACGGCCATTGCTGTGATGCCCCCTGAATCTGACGGAACCGAAAAGTCTCCGCCTTCATTGAGGAAGGTGTTCTCGGTTTCTTTGAGAACACTGGCTCGCGTACCGTCTCCATAAACAATGTCGGTAGCTCGGAATGAA